TATGGATTGAGTTTTATCCGTCGCTCGAACTTGAGAGGAGTTTCTATAACTCCGCCTGCCCCTTTGATCTGCTGCAAGTACTTGGCAAGCGTTGTGTCGAAATCGTAACTCCGGAAAACCGGTTCCGGGTTTATCCTCACAAAATCCTTGAACACGACAGGCGGAGGGCCACTCCAGGCATGGGCACCTTTCCGTCTTTCGCTAATCGGCTGGAAGGGCTCCATTGCATGGAGCAAAGTCCTGACCCAGTCACCAGTCTGCTGGTAATACCCATGCTCCTTCATCTCATGCAAAGACCTGTTCATGAATTTGTTCACCTTCTTGACAAAACTACCGGTGTTGGTCCTTATGTGGTACAAGAGGTCGTCTGCAATAGGTATTCCTGTGACTTTTGAAAACATTGCAATCGGAAGCCTGGTTTTGCCTACAAAATACCCGTCGGCTCTTTTGACGATTGTAGGAGACCTGCGGCTCGTCTCGGTTAGCGCCCAGGTGTAGTCAGCAACTTCTGTCCCCGGCTTCAGCGTGACGGTTCCTACAAGTTCAATTGTGTCAAAGGACTCATTCATAACCTTGAGGCGCACTCTCTCTTCCGGGAACCCACTCGAAACTCTGGTCTTAAGTGTGCAAAATACCAATTGGACTCCATCGTGGCCGGTCACAATACGCGGAGAATCAGGGCTAAGAACTTCAGTGGCCATGAAAGCCTTGGCCACGTGCTCTGTTCTCGTAACCTGAGACAGCAAAAACTCTATTGGCGACGGGCTCCCATCTGGACACACAAAAGCGACAGTGTTCTCCTTTGGCCCGAACTGAATCTCATTGTCGGCTGGCACACAAGGGACTACCTTGTCGAACTGCATGGCCAGATTCTTGTTGAGGCCGTTCAACGGGTCATGAAATAGTGTGAGCCCGTCAGCGACAGGAGTTGCGAAAGCAGCTTCATCCCGTTCTTGAATTATCCCGTACAATTCATCTGTGCCTGTAAGGTAGCTGACCACTTGATACCAATCTGTCGGCCCTTCTTCCTTTCCGGCGTGGAAAATGAGGCTCATCCCGACTGAAATCGGTGACAACACTTCGCCAGCCACAATCAAAGCTGTGGCGGCAACGGCAGTCCCGAGGGCAATGATCGTAGTTGTGAGCGTTAGGGATAGCAGCACGAAGCCAGACAACAATGACCCGGTCATCCAATCGCACCTACTCCGGACTGCGCTCAACAAAGACGTCTGGCAATTGTTGAGAGGGTGGTAAGCCTGACCGTCCCTTTTTCTGAGGTCACGAGCAATCTGGTCATATTTCTCTGCCGGTATGTTTGTCTTGAAAACCCATGTCACAGTGTCATTGTACGAATTCTCCTCGATCATGCAAGAAGTTTCTCCGTCCTTGATACTCACGCCAATGTTGCGCCCGTCCGGGTGTGCAAGCCTCACGTGGTAGGTGGGCAGCCAACAAGCCTTCTTCCTTCCAATCTTGATGAACTCAATCCACAAGTGATCTTCACCTGAGCAAAAACGGTCGAATGCCATCCTCACAAGAACTAGTAAAGGGGCGAGGACAATCTGGTTGAGATCCCCTCTTACGGCGTTTACGAGTGCCTTGCCTAGCCAGTCAAACCGTGCCACAAGTGAAAGGACTGGGGCCGGTGGTTGGTAAGCTAAATCCCAAATGGCCCAGGCAAGAGCACAAATGCATCCGACTACTACGTTCACGATGTCTTTAGGAGTCCATCCTTTAAGACCAACCAGCAGTTTCACAATTGCGCCGAATGCCAACAAAATGATCGTCCGGACCATGACACTGGGCGCGCCTGAGTGGAAATGCCACACACCATACCTCAATGAGTTGACAAGAGGTGCAGCAACCATGTACGCTGTGACGTACACATAGCTCACGTGCCGGGCGAGTTTACGCAAAAGAACTCCAGACATAACCGCGGGGTTGTTAGCATTGGTCA